ACTGGAATCAATGCTTCTTCGGGTCAATCAAGGCGGAGGACGTTGAAGAAGCGTGTCGCAGGTTTTGGGCGAAGAAGGAAGTTGACTTCTTTGAACGCGACGAGGACGGCAAGATCATTCAGATTGTCCGAACCGACGTTGACCGTGTACGCCCGACCCTGTTGTACTTTGACTTCTCGAAACCTGCTGACACTAACACGTAAACTTTACGGTTGTTCATCGTACGACGCTTTATTAAAACCCTGCCCGCCATGCTCACAAAAGATCAAATATTACCCTTCCTTGACACAGTCATACGTAGTTATAGCTCGCCCACCAAGTACGCTAGTATCTCAACTTGTCATCGACTGATCGCACTTACTTTGTTGCGCGTCCACTACCGAAAGGACGCACCGCAGAGCATACGCCATACCTTCGAGGGCTTTCCGTTCTCGCCTGAGACTATCCGACGAGCGGTCAAGGACGGTTTTGACATGGGCGTCATCGAGCGTGCCGAAGGCGGTGATCGCCGACAGAAGCGTGTACAAGCATCGCAATTACTGGTTGATAACTTCGAGGAAAGGCACGTAGAATCAACCGACTAATACCAACAACAAAACGAAAGGAAGAACTATGGGTACGATTAACCCGCGGGGCAAGAGGTTTCAAGTGAACTTCACGCCTCCCAACGGACTGAGGATCAGACCTTCGTTCGAGACGTACGAGCAAGCCGACGAGTGGCTTCGCTTGATGAAAGAAAAGGTACGCACAGGTCAGGACATCAGTCTTGACGTCGCTCAAAGCAGTAAGGCAATCGTCATGAACCTGCGTGAGCTTGCCGAGGAAGTGTTGAACCGTCATTGGCGTGGATGCAAGAGCGAGTTGAGCTTATGGCGTAACGCAAAGGACGTGTACTTGAGACTGGGTGCTAGTCGTTCGGTCAAGGAAGTCGATGAGCGTTTGCTTGACGACCTTGTGTACCAACTCGAACGCGACGGCAAGAGTAACGCAACGATTAACCGACGCTTGGCTGCGGTCAGCAAGATGCTCAAGCACGCATACCGTCGGGGGTACATCAGCCGTATGCCAATCATCGAACGCAAGCGTGAACCCGAAGGTCGTATGCGGTGGATCAACGAGCAGGAGGAAGCCAAGATGCTCGACAAGTTTCGTGAGATCGGACGCGATGAGATTGCCGACTTCTGCGAGGTCTTGGTAGACACTGGACTACGGACGGGCGAACTGTTCAAGCTGTGCGGTCGTGACGTGAACGCCGAAGAACGGGTCATCTATCTATGGGACACCAAGAACGGACGCTCCCGATCCGTGCCGTTGACGAACCGTGCGATGCACGCCTTGCAACGTAATCATAAAACGGATACGAACGCTCCGTTGTTTACGTTCACGCAAGACTCGTTCTCACACGCTTGGAAAACCATGAAGCACATGATCGGACTGGGTACGGACAAGGAGTTCATACCGCATTGTTTGCGTCACACGTGTGCGTCCCGATTGGTACAGCGTGGAGTTGATTTGCGGATTGTTCAAGAGTTTCTCGGACACCGTTCGATCAGCACGACGATTAGGTACGCCAAGGTAGCTCCGAAGAACCTGGAGAACGCAAGGGACGTGCTTGAAACTTGTGCCAAACCTGTGCCAAACTTGGCATAAAACACGTGACTCGCGTGACACAGCCCATTATGTACGTATTTGTTAAGTCATTGTATTTATTCATTAAAAGCTCTAGCGGGCGTGGTGAAATTGGTAAACACAAGGGACTTAAAACTGCTACTGTAACTGGATTAGTCACGCGGGTTACCTCCACCTTACTGAATTACAACAATAACTTAGAAGATAAAATATCTGTTGCGTTAGGTAACAGGTCGGATGACCTGTGCCTTGGGCGTGACACAACAAAGCTTAAAAGAAGATGAATAACCGAATACCGATCACGTCCGAACCTTCTCATTTTTTGTACGTCGTACAAGAACTCAACAAAGGCGCTGACAGTTGGCAAAACACACAACGCGGGAGCAGTGACCGAGGAGAAGCTTACGAAGAAATGTATGCTTTGGCGTCCGAACACAAGAAGGCAGGGAACTTTAAACTCATGCGAGTAGCAAGAACCTTACTGAAAACGACTACTAAAAAGGAAATGCGCGACGTAATCGTTTTGTTTCCTGACGATACCGAACCCACGGTCGTGGAGCGAGTCGAGGTCGAGCTTCATTGGAACTTCGTGTTCGACGATTGGTGTCTTACGGAAGCGTCCAATCGTCAGCTTGAACAAATTAGAGTTAAGGCACTAACGAATGAAAGACAGTTATGAATATCGAGGAAAGAATAATGCACTACATCAACAGCCATCCAACTAAGGAAGACCCCAACATAAAATGGGAGTTCATCTTTAACGGAAAACGTGCATGGGAAAACGTCTGTTATATGCGGTGCCAAAATACAGGACTAGTTCTGTTCATCCCGTCCGTGATTTTTGCATGAAAACCGTCCGATCAGATGTCTTTAAAACTAACTTGAAAGGTGGCACAAATGGCTTTATGTGACACAACTGTGGCACAAGGGGGTAAATACACAGATTCCCCGAAAAAAGAATCGTTATATTACAAGGGTTTAGTACGCGGGCGTGGTGAAATTGGTAAACACAAGGGACTTAAAACTGCTACCGTAACGGGATTAGTTACGCGGGTCACCTCCAACTTACTGAATTACAACAATAACTTAGAAGACAAAACATCTGTTGCGTTAGGTAACAGGTCAGGTGACCTGTGCCTTGGGCGTGACAAAACCATCAACCAAAACAGGAGTGAACTACAGATTATTACAAGGAGATTGCATTGAACAAATGCGTACTATTAACGACGGGTCTATCGACATGGTACTGACCGATCCACCATACGGAACGACTGCTTGCAAGTGGGACAGTATCGTTCCGTTAGAACCTATGTGGGAACAGTTGAAACGGATAACCAAACCGAATGGCGCAATCGTTATGACGGCAAGTCAGCCGTTCACGACTACGCTGATTGGGTCGAACATGAAGATGTTTAAGTACTGTTGGGTCTGGGTGAAAGAAGCAGGAACGGGTTTTTTAAACGCTAAAAAATATCCACTGAAAGATAGCGAAGATGTCATCGTGTTTTGTGGTGGCTTACATAAGTACAATCCACAAATGCGGAAAGGCAAACCATACACCTGCAAAAAGGGTGGAGGCACAGATAATTATAATAAAGACAGTAAGGATGAAATAATCACTACGAATAAAGGCGACCGTTATCCCTTAACCACAATTCATTTTAAAAGGGATAAAAGTAAGGTTCACCCAACCCAAAAGCCCGTAGCTTTGATGGAGTATCTTATCAAGACGTACACCAACGAAGGTGAAACAGTCTTGGACTTCACGATGGGAAGCGGAACAACGGGCGTCGCTTGTAAGAATCTTGAACGCGACTTCATCGGCATTGAACTGGACGAGAAGTATTTCTCCATCGCAAAGGAACGGATCAGTGACCAAACGGTGACACAACAATTAGAAATGTTTGGCACAGAATGACACAGCAATATCAAACACTTAACCACGAAATGACTAGACTCTATGTCACAAACGTGGCACAAGAATTGGAAAATAAACATTGCTTGAAAACGCTGAAAGCCTTACTCAGCAAGGGATGCGGGCGTGGTGAAATTGGTAAACACAAGGGACTTAAAACGCGATACTTAACAGGACTAATCACGCGAGTCACCCCTAACTTATTCAATCAATTCAATTATTTAGTTGACATTATATCCGTTGCTTCGTTGAGTAAAGGCGTAGCACGGTGTCGAACCTGTGTCGCAACCAACCTAACAATTTAACAAACGAATGGATCAGCTAGAGCTTAACCTAGAGATGACCGAGTCGGGTATTGCCCGTTATCGGAAGAAGGTAAAGTCTGCCCAAGAACGTGGCAAGGAGTCCGAGTCTGCTTATGGTCAGCGTCTCATGCGTGGAGGTTTGCCCAAACTTATCGACGAAGTAACCAAGCGCATCGAGTATCATCGAAAGAACCCGCACGCCGTGCCTGTTTGGATGCCGTTGGTATGGGACACCGAACCGCAGACTATTGGGATGCTCGCTCTTAAATGTACGCTCGACAGCATATGTAACAGGCGACCACTCGTATCCACGGCTATTCGCATAGCGTCGTTTATCGAAGACGAACTTCATTACCGCTGGCTCAAGGCTGAACATCCGACTGTCTTTCATTACGCTGCGAAGGACGTCGAGAAGATGAGCAAGCGCAGTTACCGACGCAAGGTCGATGCTTTCATGCGTCACGAACGGGGCGAAGGGAAGAAAGGTAACCTCGAACGTTGGCAATCTTGGACGAGACGCGACAAGGTAGCAATGGGTACTTGGTTGTTGGAGATCATCCGCACGACTACTCATTACATAGCTTTCAAGACGATAGGCGAGCGCCAAAAGACTGTTTTGTACGTGACTGCAACCGACGATTTGTTTGCGTGGATACAAAGATATAACTCTGACCAAGAATTGTTACGCCCATTGTGGTTGCCTATGGTGGAAGCTCCACGTCCTTGGGTATCGGCATGGCATGGAGGATACGCTCCAGACGCTGGACTGCCCATGCCTACTTTGATCAAGACTTACGACATGGATTACCTGCGTAGTTTGGAAGCTGAAGACATGAAACCCGTGGTTGATGCGGTCAATCACGTTCAATCGACAGCGTGGATGGTGAACGACAAAGTTTTGGAGGTAGCTCGTTGGGCATGGGATAATGATCGGGAGATTGGGGAGATGTGCAGACGATCAGACTACGAGCTACCTCCTTTCCCTCCTCAAGCTGTGGACGACAAGGAACTGAAGAAGGAGTACAGCAGAAAGTGCGGTTCGATTCACCATCTCAACCTGTCCATGCGCAGTCAACGATTGCATCTCATCAAGACGTTGTGGTTGGCTGAGAAGTACGCAGGTAAACGCTTTTACTACCCGCACCAGCTCGACTTTCGTGGACGGATGTATCCGATTCCATACTTCTTGTCGCCACAGGGAACGGACTTGGCGAAGTCTTTGCTTCAATTCAGCGAGTCTCAAACGATATGGAAGCCCGACACGGAAGCCCGTTGGCTTGCCATACACGGAGCCAATCAATTCGGGAAAGACAAGATAACCTTTGACGAACGAGTCGCTTGGATACACGAGAAGAAGAACGAGATCTTCGAAGTCTGCAAAGACCCAATCGCCAACGACTGGTGGACGGAAGCGGATGAGCCTTGGCAGTTCCTAGCGTTCTGTTTCGAGTGGGGCGCGATGTTGGAATGCGGTGGAAGGGGATTCAAGACGAGATTGCCAGTCGCAATGGACGCGTCAAACAACGGTATTCAAATACTTTCTTTGTTGGGAAGGGATGAGGTCGGCGGTGCTGCTACGAACGTTACGCAAACGGACGAGCCCGCCGACCTCTATTCCTTTGTATCCGACAGGGTCAACGAACTGTTGCTGATTGCTGCGAAGAAGGGCGATCACATTGCAACAGCTTGGTTGAAGTTCGGGGTGGACAGGAAGACGACCAAGCGTCCAGTCATGGTCAAGCCCTATGGGGGTACGAGATACAGTTGCAGGGAATACGTGTCCGAATGGTATGGCGAGAAGTGCTTGAAGAACAATACCGACCCGTTCGGTAACGAAGCAATGGTCGCCATTGGTCAACTGTCCAAGCTCGTTTGGAAAGCAATGGACGAATGTTTAGACCGCCCGAACGCAGTGATGAAATGGTTACAAGACATCGCCCGTGTTCTTGGACACGAAGGCAAGGCGGTCGAGTGGACTAGCCCTCTTGGTTTCAAAGTCAAACAACGGTACGCAAACACCAAGGCTACACGTATACGCACGCTATTGGGAGAGAAGGTTTCGTTTGTCAAGTGGAAGGAACCTTTGTCCGATCTCGACAAGATACGCCAAGCGAACGGGATCAGTCCCAACTTCGTTCATAGCCTTGATGCGAGCGTCGCTCAATCTACTGCCAACTACGCCAATGAACACGATATCAATTCGTTGGCTATGGTACATGACTCGTTTGCCACGCACTGTAACAAGTGCGACCTGCTTGGTGTCATGATCCGCAAGTCGGCATCCGAAATATTTTCAACCGATCTACTCGCGCAGTTTCGTGATGAGATCAAACAACAAACCGAGAAGGAATTACCAGACCTACCCCCTTATGGATCGCTCGATCCGCTTGAGGTGTTGGGTTCTGATTATTTCTTCGCATAACACTACGCTTACAAGGAGCGATTAATGTCAATACAACGACCAATGAAAACAATAACTACACCAACTGGAACAGCACGTTACTGCTGGCTTAACAACCCCGACACGCGTTTCGACGAAGGAGGCTTCGGCGCTTATCGATGTGAGTTGATTCTCGAAGAAGACGATTGGAACAAGCTCAAGAAGGAGATCACTCCGCTGTACGACGCTGCTTACAAAGACGAGATGATGAGGCAAGGCAAGAAGAAGCTCAAGCAAGCAAACAGCCCGTTCGCAATCGACGACGAGAACAACCACGTCATCAAGACCAAGCTGAAAGGCGGAGGTAAACGCAAGGACGGTACCGAATACAAGATGTCAGTCGCTCGCTTCGACAGTCAAGGTCAGCCCATCAAGGACGACGCTTTAATCGGAGCGGGGAGTAGGCTCAAGCTCGGACTGAAGGTACGCTTCTGGTTTGTAGCAGCTCACGGATTCGGCATGACCCTTGAACCGCACGGCGTACAGGTCATCGAGCTAGCAGCCGTAGGTACGAGCGAGAACGCGTCTGCATTCGGATTCTCCGCAGAAGAGGGAGGGTATCAACACGGAGGAGAAACGTTCGAGCAAACGCTTGACCAACCAGAACCTGCGAATGACGAGACGGAAAAGGAAGAAGCGCCCAGCGCAGCGAACTTCTAAGTACCGATCTGGATTCGAAGCAAAGACCGCACATTATCTAACGCGGTTGGGCGTCGAGTTCGAGTACGAAAGTACGAAGATTGAGTACATGAAGATGGCAACGTACACGCCTGACTTCATACTTCCTAATGGAATCATCGTTGAAACCAAGGGACTATGGCTGCCAGAAGACAGGACTAAACATTTGCTTATTCGTGAACAACATCCCGAACTCGACGTCCGTCTTTGCTTTCAAAACGCATCGACCAAGATACGCAAGGGGTCGAAGACTTCTTACGGAATGTGGTGCGACAAGAAAGGAATAAAATATTGTGACAAAACGATACCAAAATCATGGCTGAATACGAGCAAGTCCACACGTCGTGTCCATCCTGCGGTTCAAGCGATGCCCGATCAACGTACGTAGACGGGTCGAGTAATTGCTTTAGCTGCGGAAAGAACACCCAACCCAACAAGAAAGAACGAATGATACCAACAACGAATGAAACGAAACCCAAGAACACCCGTCCCTTCATAACGAACGGTTCCCCTACCGCCATTGCGCGTCGTAACCTGACGCAAGAAACCTGCAAGAAGTGGGGATACCATTCTGCTATGGTCGATGACGAACAGGCGCAGGTCGCCAACTACCGCAGTCGAGACGGTAAGCTAGTCGGTCAGAAGATCAGATACGCAGACAAACGATTCGAGGTGCGGGGAGAATTAATAGGACTGTACGGTCAACATCTATGGCGTGACGGAGGTCGGCGAGTGATCGTGACCGAAGGCGAGGTCGATGCGTTGTCCGTATCTCAGGCGTTCAATAACAAGTGGGCAACGGTTTCCGTACCGCACGGTGCGGGTAGTGCAAAGAACCACGTGGCTCAAGCTCTTGACTGGCTCGAAAGGTACGAGGAAGTCGTGTTCATGTTCGACATGGACGACAGCGGGAGGAAGGGTGCAACCGAATGTGCCGCTCTACTGACTCCAGGCAAGGCGAAGATTGCAGAGCTTCCACTCAAAGACCCGAACGATATGCTTGTCGCCAATCGAGCCAAAGAGATTTGCCAAGCCACGTTCGAGGCTAGAGATTACCGACCCGACGGGATCGTGGGGAGCGAGGAACTATGGGACAAGATAACGGAAGTTAATAACGTCGAGTCCCAACCGTACCCATACGAATCGTTGAACGAGATGACGCACGGTTTACGGCGAGGGGAACTCGTTACTGTCTGCGCTGGAAGTGGAATAGGGAAGTCCTTGTTCTGTCGTGAAGCTGCTTACTCGTTATTAAAAGCGGGAGAAACCGTAGGTTACATAGCTTTGGAAGAGAGTGTAAGACGTACGGCTCTGGGTATCATGGGCTTACACGAGAACAAACCTTTGCATCTCGAAAAGAATATTCATCACGAATCGTTACGACCCTCGTTTGAAGAGACGGTAGGGAACGGAAACTTCTTTACTTACGATCACTTCGGCAGTTGTGACTCCGATAACTTGCTCAATCGAATTCGATATATGTGCAAAGGATTGGGGTGCAAGTGGTTGTTCCTTGATCACCTGTCCATCGTGGTCAGCGGTTTTGACGGGGACGACGAACGCAGGATGATTGACAACACGATGACCAGACTACGCTCGCTTGTCGAAGAGACGCAATGCGGGATGGTGTTGGTCAGTCATCTTAAACGACCGCATGGTAACGGACACGAGGAAGGAGCGGCTACAAGTCTTGCCCATCTTCGAGGTTCACACGCCATACCTCAACTTTCGGACATGGTCATCGGACTGGAACGCAACCAACAGTCGGAGTCCGAAGCCAACCAAACTCGGATAAGAGTATTGAAGAACAGATTCAGCGGAGAAACTGGACTGGCAAGTACGCTCTTCTTCGACCAGAAAACAGGAAGATTAAATGAAACTGATATACAGATGTATCCAACTGGCGACGATAACAATCAAACGATGGAAGCGAATACTCCTTTCTAAACAATCATGAATAACAAACCATTCCAAACGCTTTACTTCGACATTGAGACTAACGGGCTTGAAGACTTCACGCTACTCGAAGACCTAGAGACAGTTCACTGCATGAGTATCTTCAACCCAGTCAAAGATCAGATGATTACCTTTCATGGGGACGGTATCCCGCAGGGTCTTGTCATGCTCAACCAAGCCGACACCATAGTCGGACACAACGTATTGGGCTTCGACATTCCAGCCCTTCAGAAGCTGTACAACTGGACGCCCAACTGTCGGATACTTGACACGCTGGTAACTTGTCGAGCCGTTCATTCGGACGTTCGTGCAGCCGACATGAAGCGAAGCAAGTTCCCGAAAGAACTATGGGGATCGCATAGTTTGAAAGCATGGGGCGAACGACTGGGCGGTATGTTCAAGATGGACTTCGGTCAGCAGGAAGGAGCGTTTGACGAGTACACCGAAGAGATGAAGAAGTACTGCGAACGGGACGTTCTCGTCACAGCTGCCGTAGGCTCATACCTGAGAAAGCGTAACCCCGATACTCGTATGCTTAACATCGAACACGCTTTTGCCCGTATCATGCGGGCTCAAGAGATGGTAGGCTTTGCGTTTGATTCAAAGAAAGCAGACGACTTGATTGCCGAGTTGACTACCAAGCGGGCTGAGTTGTTGGATGAGCTTCAACGTATCTTTCCACCGAACGTCGAAGAAATGAAGACGCCTACGGGATGGGCTGTCGAAGTCGAGGGCGTGACCCATACTGCTAAGACCAAGACCGATCTGAAGAAACTGTTGAAGTCGCTCGGACTCGTTCAAGCTCTGGCAAACAAAGCGACCAAGCTCGAAAACAAGACGAAGACCCTGCCGTTCAACCCAAGCAGCGGCGACCAGATAGCAGACAGGTTGAAGGCTTTGGGTTGGGAGCCGTCGCACTTCACCCCGAACGGTAAGCCCAAGATTGACGAAGCTGTTTTGAAGTCCGTCAAACACCCGTCGGCTCAACTGCTCTTGCATTATCTCATGGTATCAAAACGGTTGGGTATGCTCGCCGAAGGAGACAACGCTTGGATCAAGTGCGTACGCAACGGTCGGATACATGGACGGGTCAATACTAACGGAGCTGTTACGGGCAGGTGTACTCACTCGTCTCCCAATCTCGCTCAAGTTCCAGCCACTCGTTCGCCTTACGGCGTTCAATGCAGGGAATTGTTTAAGGCAGGTACGGGGTACGATCTAGTCGGATGCGACGCAAGCGGTTTGGAACTTCGTATGCTTGCTCATTATCTTGCTGGGTTTGATTACGGAAAATACGTGACGGACGTCATCGAAGGGGACATCCATTCAGTCAATCAAAAGGCGGCTGGATTGGAAACGAGAGATCAAGCAAAGACTTTTATCTACGCATTCTTATATGGCGCGGGCGATGGAAAGATTGGGGAAATCGTGGGAGGTACGGCAAGAGAGGGAAAGATGTTAAAGGCACGCTTCCTTGCCGCCCTTCCTGCGTTGAACAAACTGAAGATGGCTGTCGAAGAAAAGGTACGAAGAAACGGATACCTGACAGGCTTGGACGGCAGAAGGTTACCGATACGTTCTGACCACGCAGCTCTTAACACGTTGTTACAATCGGCAGGGGCAGTAGTAATGAAGGAAGCTGTTATCCAACTGCACGGCGAGTTAACGAAGCAGGGATGGGCAATGGGCAGGGAATACGCTTTCGTAGCTAACGTTCATGACGAGTTCCAAGCGGAGGTAGTTCCTAAGTACGCAGACACTTACGGTTCTCTCGCAGTCAAAGCGATCCGACAAGCTGGCAAGACGCTGAAGATGCGTTGTCCGTTAGACGGGGAATACAAGGTAGGGAAGACTTGGGCAGACACCCATTGACACGTGGTTTCGGCAAACACACTGAACGGAGCCGTATACGAAACGGAGTTCCAAGCTGAAGCTCTTCGCCGTAGTTTCGTTCCTCACACGCCTTGTATTCCAATGCCTTGGGACTTCGTAGTCACGTGTCCCAACGGCGTAGTAAAGGTACAGGTAAAAGGAACGTGTCAAGCTGCGTATGACGACACGTCAACCTATAAAGTGATGACCAGCCACGGGCGTAAAACAAAAGAATCCACCTTCAAAGACGTTGACGTCATTGCTTGTTGGGTTGATCCGTTACGCATTTGGTATCTCATTCCTGCGACAACGAAATTACCCAAGTGCATACGCTTATACGCCGAGGCAAAGCGTTCGTCCAGTCGGTTTCAAAAGTACCGAGAAAACTGGTCGCCTTTTTACAACCACGAATAAAACGAAAGAACATAATGAACAACAGAACAATAATGTTAATAGACGCTGACGTGCTGGCATATCAATCAGCCTTCACGGCTCAAGCCAATATCCAATGGGACGAAGATCTATGGACGGTACATACCGACTTAGCCATAGCGAAGACGTGGATCGTGGATCGTTTGGACACGTTCAAGAAGCATCTTAAAGCTGACGACTTCATACTCGCCATATCCGACAAGAACAACTTCAGACGCAAGCTCTTTCCAGATTACAAGGCGAACAGGCGTTCGAAGTTTGCTCCGATAGGACTCGACCCGATACGGGAATGGATGGCTGAAGAGTACGGTACTGTAATCTACCCTAACCTTGAAGCTGACGACGTGATTGCCATTCTTGCTACCGAACGCCCCAACCGTCTTGACAAGCGCGTCATCGTATCAATCGACAAGGACTTCAAGGGCGTGCCGTGTACGTTCTACGACTTCAACCGTGGAGAGATGCACGAGATTACCGAGGAGGAAGCAGACGCTTATCACCTTATGCAAACAATAGCTGGTGACGCTGTGGATGGATTCAAGGGCGTTACTGGGATCGGTCCCGTCAAAGCCAAGAAACTACTAGACACCCACGGAGCGACTTGGGACACGGTCTTGAAGGCTTATAGTGACGCTGGCATGACGGAGGAAGAAGCTCTGACGAACGCCTGGATGGCGTACCTAATCCGTAAAGACGAGTACAACCACAAGCATAGGAAGTTGAAGTATTTATGGATGCCGAAAGGATTTACCACAGCACAAAAACGTAAATATTCTCATATAATTCATAAGGTTACGGGTGAGCTTACCGAAAATTTATCTCGCCCAGACCCGTTTTAACTGTTAGGTATAAGGTAAAGTGCGTTACACTGTTGAAAGAAAGCTACCTGACTTGAGCAAAGATTTAATCGATGCTTTGGACGTACGCTTTCCCGTACGCATGGCTGATCCGAAGGACAGCGAACGGGATATATGGATCAAAGTCGGGCAACGCTTTGTCGTGGACTTCTTAAAAGACGTTTACGAAGAACAAAATACAACACTAATTTCAACGAAAGAATAACCATGTGCATCGGCGGTTCACCTAAAATGCCTCCACCACCTCCTCCTCCACCTCCGCCTCCGCCTCCTACCAAGGTTGCTTCAACAGCGATTAGTACGAAGAAGGCTAGGCAGAAGAAGAGCGGGGGCAAAACTCGACGAGGCACTTTGTCTCTCACACGTAGCCCCAAGATGGGAGATTCTTACGTAGGTACAGGAATTAACTTAAACACATAATACAGAAAGACTAATAACAATGTTAAAATCACTCCAGAAGATCACTCTCCTTAACGGCGTAAGCGCTGCGGGAGCGGGCTCGTCCTTCAGCGTTGAACGTTCGAAAGGCTGGACATTCGCCATTGCATCCAGTTCGGTAACGACTGGAGCGACTGTGGATGTTGAAGCGTATATCGGATCAGCTTGGCGAGTCATACACAGCGAAGCTGTAACAGCCAACGGCAACGTTCTAATACGCGATGACCACGGGCATTACGAAAAGATACGGGGCAACGTATCGGCTAGAACCGATGGTACTTACTCCGTGTATGCCGACGGCTCAACTGATTCCTTGTAATGTCTCTAACGTTCCCGACTACCACGCTCAAGAAGCCGAGCGGCTTGACTGCGATTCCAAACCAGTTCAAGCGACCTGCATTCGGTTCGCTTTATGGGTTTGACGCTCAAGGTGATGCAAGCGGAGGCGGAGGCTCATATGAAAATTTGCTAGCAGGAAGCTTCGACGGGACGGAGGACTACTTGGACCTTCCTGACAGCACAGCTTTAGAAACCACCGCGTTCACATGGAGTGCGTGGTTCTATTGTACCGCCATCGACAGACATAATCCTGTCGTGGATGCGTCAAGACATACGGGTGTTTTTCAAAGCTACCATATACGAGTCAATTCGGATAACAAGATAAGGTTCGCTTCCTACCACGCCAACGATACACTCAACTCCACGACCGTAGTTTCAGCCGATACATGGTATCACGTCGTCGCTACTCACGAATCAGGAAGCGACAAACTTTACGTTAACGGTTCTCTTGAGGCGAGTGGGTCTGCTTCTAATTTCAGCACAACTGATGCGGCTGATTTAAGAATCGGTTCAAGCTCACTTTTCAGTATGTATCACCAAGGTTTAATCGATGAAGTGTCGTT